ACCTGCAATTCGTTCTGTATTTGCATACGGAACTGTTAAGGGCAAAAACACTCAATCACAAAAATAATATGGCACAGATTCAAAAAGGCGATACATTTGCAGACGGACAACTTGTTACAGCGGCTCGACTTAATGCGTTGTTAGACTCCGCTTTGCTCAATACTAACGCCATTACAGACCAAGCGTTGATTACCACAGGGGCAGTTGCCGACCTGCTTCTTGTGTATCAAGTATCAACGGCTACGCTAAAGAAAATTACATTTGATGATTTAATTAGCATCAATACTGGTAGCGGGTTAGGAGTTCTTACAGTAAGTCAAATCTTTGGAAACACAGGACTTAGCATTGCAACTGGGGCTGGAAATATAACGATTGCTGGGTACAATGATACTAATATTGGTAACGGCAGTTCTGCATCTGGAGAAACAAATATCTATTCATACAACGATGTTAATATTGATAGTTCTATTGGTAATGTTGTTATTGCCTGTACGACTAACTTTACCACAACAGGTGCAATAAAGATTCCTGTAGGCACTACGGCTCAACGCCCTGCAACGCTTGCTACAGGTCAATTTAGATACAACACTACAACTGGAAGTGCTGAATTTTACAATAGTTCTGTTTGGGTTTCAGTAAGCGAACAAGCAAAGATTTATGTTAAAACAGGAAGTGTTTCTATTACATCAACAGGTGTTGAGACAACCATTTACACATCACCTGCCCTTACTATACCAGCAGATGAAACTTGGACATATCAAATTCAAGTGTTTACACGTTCTGGATATGTTACTGGTTCAACACGACCAGATGTTAATGCAGTTAGATTTAGAGTATATAACAACGCCACTCAAATAGAAGAGCAGTATTGCTCTGCATCTCCGTATGGTGCTCACAGCACGACTTGGTTTTACTCAAAGGCACTTACATCTGCGGATAATGGTTTTATCTTTAACGCTAAAATATTAAATTCAGTTACATTTATTGATGCTGGCGGTGGAACATATCAACCTGTTCTATACAGGGTTGTTCTTAACAAGGTTAAGACAGCATCACTTTCTGATAACGCTTCCTGTATCTAAGTAATGAATTTTGATAAGCAAATCTCTTTTATCGAATCCAATAAGCGTATTGGTAAGAGAGACTGCTTTGGTTGGAATGAAATTGAGTTAAAGGTGTATCTCCGCTGGGCGGCTTGCTTTGGGTATCTTTTTGAGGTCTGGGACAACTCTGAACTCACAGCCGTAGGCGTTGCCTACCCAGTCAAGAGCAAGACTCCAGAGAAAGATGACTTCTTTAAGTTCAGCCAAATCGTTGATTTCGATAACGAGAAAGACCACCCTCTCTTTATTGCAGACTGGCTTGCCGTCTCAAAACAGGGCAGGGTTGGACTTGTTGACAAATTTAAGAGACGCTTCCCGCACTGGGATGCCGTAACTAAACTAGGCGTTCAGAATGACAACATTCGTGTACTGCCAAACCAATATATAAACCTTCTAAACACTATCTAAAATGGGTACAAAAGTAACACCTCCAGCCGCACGAGGCTATTTAAGCGAAATGCAGTCAGCCCTTTCTGGGCAGATGGGTATACAGGGTCAATTGCTTAGTGCCGAAAAGGAATTTACTCCACAATACCAAGCACTTCAAAAACAAGCCCTTATGGGGCAGATGGGTAATCTTGCGAGTATATATGCCCAAACAAATGACCAGTCAGTTGCCCTGCAACAGCAGAACCTTCAAAGCCAAGGTGCGTTGTATGGTCAAGTTGGTGGCTACGCTCGTAACGCCTATCAAAATACACTAGACCCTACCACGGCTGGCTTGTATAATACTATGGCTTCTCAAGCGGCTAGTGGTTTGGCTGATGGTCGCAATCTCTCAGAACAAGAGATGCGTATGTCCCAAGGTAACGCTAGGGCGGCTATGGCGGCTAGGGGTATGCAGTTTGGCAACCAAGCAATTGCGGCTGAAGTTCTTAACTCTTATGATTTGGCTAACAAGCGTGAAGACAGGGCAAGACAATATGCAGGTGGAGTTTATGGAGTTGGTCAACAAAACGCTTTACAGGCTATGAATATGTATGGTCAACCTCTTATGAACCAGATGAATCAATTCTCTACCCCTACGATGCTTGGTCAATCCCAACAAATGTATGGTGGTCTTGGTGCTAAGTTGTTCCAACCAGAGTCTCAATATAACGCACAAATTATTTCTGCAAATCAACAGAATCAAATGCAAGCAGAGATGGCTAATGCTCAAGCAAAGGCAGGTATGATTTCTGCTGGCATTGGTGCATTGGGTATGATGGGTGGAGGATTGCTTGGTAGTGCAGGATTGTTTGGTGCGACTACAGGTGCAACTGGTGCTGGATTTTCCGTTGGTGGAATGACAAATGTAGGTGGTTCTAAACTTGGTGCTGGGACTATATATGGAGCACCATCAAACGCAAGCAAAGTATCTTTCAGATAATATAATTTATGGCTATGTTCCAACAATACCAGAATGGGGTAACTCCTGTGACTGGAATGTCAGAGGCTGGTGCAAACATCGGAAAGATGTATATGCAGGGCATTGGACAGTTTGGGGAAAGTCTTTCTAAAGGATTACAGGCGTACAACGATAACTCTGCTAAAAACGAAATTCTTACAGAAGAAGCAAAGACTCTTGGAAGTCAGATTCAACAGTACGCACAGATGTTTGGGAACTCTCCAGAACACGCTGAGTTCTCTGCCTCTCTTCAACCTTATATTGAACAACTTGCTAAAGTGCCTTCAATGTCACTTACTCAAAAAATGGGTGCAGTTACAGGCGTAAAGGCTGGCTTTGCAAACATAGGTCAGCAATTGCAAGTCTTTGAACTTATGCGTGGCGAGCGTATGAAGCGTGACATGAACACGGCTATGGGTGGAGTTAAGGAGTTCGATGAGGTTACTGTACCTACGGCTATCATTCCGTCTGGTAAATTGCCTTACTTTCACGACAAAACATATATGGAGAACGAGTCTGAAGTTACTCGTCTTGCAACTGAAGCAAAGGCAAGAGGTGCTAATGTTGATATTGCAAAGGTTCTCAGCGATTGGAGAAATGACTTTAAGGCTTCTGCTATGGCTAGAACTGATATGCCTCCAGAAGTTAAGGAAGCACTAGTTAAGCAAATTGATGCTGGTCAGAACCTCGTTGATAACATTCAAACGGATGAAACAACTGGAGTTACAGATTACGCTAAGGAAGCGGGTATGTATGAAAGAACTGCTACATCAGTTAAAGAACAACTTGCTCCAAAGAAGGTTGAACCTGCATCTGCAACAAGTGCTAAACCTTTAACGCCAGAAGCGTTGGCTGATTACTCTAATAAGAAAACTCAATTAGAAACGGCTATTCAATCACTTAGTAAGAATCTTAAAACAACAGAAACAATTTCTGATTCCGAGTTCAACAAACTTGTTGCCAAAGACCCTTCTGCCAGCAGATTTGCAAAGGTTGCTAATCTTGAAAGCCAAGGCTGGAAGAAATCTAAAGACGCTAATGGAAATCAAGTTTGGAGCAGACCCGCAACGGATAAGCCAACAGCAGACGCTATTAACTTCTACTCAAGTAAACTTGAAGAAATTAACTCTCAAATTAACCCACCTGCAAAAGAAGTTGATGAAAAGACTGTTAGGGCTGAAGGCGTTAAGAAGAAAGCCAAGGAAGAACTTGGTAGGATTGATTCGCTTATTAAACAAGCAGATGATGCTGTGGCTAACGAAAAGGATGTTCCAATGGATTGGATGGACAAAGCCGCATTTGCAATGGAAGGAGGCTTCATAGATGCTATTAACATCAAGGGCTTCAAAGAAACTGCCCAGATGTATATTGCTCAAGGTCGCATTAAAGAACTAACTCCAGAGAATGCTAAAATGATTCTTAGAGAACTTAATAGCGAATCAATGGGAAGTATGGCAATTCTTGGTAATTTGGTTGTTCCTAATTTTGCTAGAGAACTTACTAGAGAAGAACTCCGAAACGCTGAAAGTGAATTTACTGATTGGCGTTCACAAGATAGAATTAAGAGAATGGAAAAACTAGGAGATTTCTCGCAAGTAAAAAAAGAACTAGTAAAAAGAAAAGAACTATTACAGGGTCAACTTTCAACAGGTAGACTTGCTCCTAAACCAGCAGATTTGCAAGCGGTTCAACAGGCTGGAGCAACAGCAGAAGCCCAAGCAGAGCCTTCGTACACTTTGACTAACCAAAGAAATATGTCGCTTGGTACAACTACGGACAAAGTTGCTTCTTCAGTTGAAAGCAAGCGTACTGATATGAAGAATTTCTTTACTAAGAAGTACGGATATATTCCTGCTTCCTTTGAAGATTCATTTAAGGCTATCTACCCAGAAGCCAACTTCAAGACAATGGAAACTCCTTATGGTGCGTTTATGCACGATGGCAAGGAGTGGAAACAGATTCAAATTCAACAGCCAAAGGTAATGTCTAACAAGGAAATTGCTGAAGAAAAATCCGTTACATTTGGTCAGCCAAACGCTAATGGAGGTCTTGAATTCTCTGAACTTGTTCCTAAATCTGGAATTTATGTTCGTGGTATCTTTGCTGGTACTCCTACGGAAGCATTTAAATTCAGAACTGAAATGCTTGAGACTGCTAACGCTAAGGTTGCTGTTAGTAGACTTATTGAAATCAATGATATGGTTGGCGAATCTATGCCTTGGAATGCCAAGTTGTGGGGCGAAGCCAAGGCTCTCTTGCCTCAAATTAAGGCTGGTTTGAGAACTGACATCATTGGTGTTGGTACAGTTTCTAACTACGAACAACAACTTATTGAAGATGTTGTGGCTGACCCTACAAAGTTCTGGTCGCTTGAGTCTTCTGACAGGGCTAAACTTGCAGAAATTATGCGTAGAGTTAATAACCGCATGACAGATAAACCAGCCTTATATGGTCTTGAAGTAAGAAAAACTGGTCAATCTAACGCAGAAATTGAAAAGAGTCTCCGTATGGGCAGAACTGGAAAATCTAAGTTAGAACTTGACTATGAAGCAAGGGGTGGAAAGAAAGGTACTCCTTTGGAATGGAACTTAACCAACAAAATTCCAGACGCACTTAAATAACATTTACAATGGCTGAACTATACGCTAAACCATTTGAGACTATTGAAACTGGGTATAACCCGCAACAGTCACAAAATGGCGGTCAAGAAAGTGAAATGGATTCCTATCTGTCTTCACTTCCCCCAGAAGAAAGACAAGCGGCTATAGGACGCTTAAATGCTCCGCTTTCTGGAGAAGAGTTGGCTTCAATGGCTGGCTCTGGTCAGAAAATGCCTACTCTTCAAGAGTATGCTGAAATTGAGAAATGGCACAAGACGCAAGAAATCTCGTTCTTTGATGGTCTTGGCAAGATAGCCGAAGGTGGTGAGCAAGTGATGACAGACCTATCAAAAGCATTTGGTGCTGTATTTGACAACCCTGCTGATGTTGCATCAAAGATGCCAGCCACCGCAGTTGAGGCATTTTCACAGGGTACAAGAAACTTCTATGGAATGCTTGCTGAGTCTCAGAACACAGACTCTGTTTTGTTTAGAGTTAAAGACTTTCTTAACGGCACAGGTACAATTGAGGATAGATATAATCAATACATTTCTGCCTTAAAGTTCAACAAAGATTCTGCCGACCTTGTGGAAGGAAAACAAACCCTTGTTATGGACAAGGATATGATTAACCACGAAGTTACACAGGCAATGGCTTACATTGCTGACCCTACTTTGTTTATTCCATTTGGTAAGGTTGCTTCTACTGGTCTTCGTGCCGTTGGTCTTGGTGAAAGACTTGCATTGGCAGGTGCTAAATCTGCGGCTATTAAGAATGGCATTATAGGAAACACTATTAAATGGGGTGTTGGTCAACCACTTGAGTTCCTTGGCGGTGCTGTTAGAAATACTATTGATTTTGGATTAGATAAGGCTGGGGCGGCTTTTGAAGCCACAACAGGTGTAGGGGCTAAGGAGTTCGCTCAGACTGCCAGAATGTCTGGAATAGGCTTTTCTGCTTCAGCAGTCGCTGGTTACGCTGTGCCTTATGCTTCTACTCTTTCAGATGCCTATCTAGCAGGGTCTTCGGCTAGAGGCTTTGGTGAGGCTCTTACCCTTATGGGTGAAACTATGTCCAAAAATAAATTTGGGCGTGGCATCAATTCTTGGGCGGCTGAGTCGCTTGAACAGGCTAAGAAAAATGGAGTTAAACTAAGTCCTCACGCTGAAGGATTATTGAAGGCTATTAATGCGGTTGACCCTATGTTTGCCTATGGATTCAATGCAGTAGAGGCATCGGCTCAAGGTGCAGTTATTGGTGGAGGTCTTGGTTACCTTAGTGCTGGGCAAGAAGGTATGTACAGCGGTATTGGTGCTGGCGTTGCCCTAGGGGCTGTTGGCGGTACTGCTGGTAAGGTAGTTGCTGATTTAAGTGGCGGTACTAATGTTGCCAGACGAGTTGTTCAAGCCAAGATGGTTATCGAAGGTCACAAGGTAACTAATCCAGAAAAGGCTATGTTTTTTCAAGCCATGCAGAAAACTGCCGAGGCAAGAGGTCAAGATGTAGACTTAGTTAACGGCATTATTTCTGGAATTGATAAGGTTGCTCCGAACTTTGAGTTCCACGCAATGACTCCAGACCAATTCCGCATTGAGGCTGAAAGAAAAGGTTACAATCCATTTACAGGAAAGTTTGCAGAACTGTCAGCCATAGACCACGAATTTGGAGGAGATAGACCTTCTAAGTCAAAGGCTATGTATATCCTTCGGTCTATCGGTGGAGACTTTGTTGGAAACAGTAAGGGATTCCTTGAGGCTCTTAAAAGGGCTTCAGCCAAAGACTCCGCTAATCCAAACAAGCCAGCAGGAAACATTCCTTCTAATCTAAGAAAATACACGGATGTTGCTAAGACATTTGATAAGTTAACAAAAACACAGCAAGATGCTATCCTTAAAGAAATTGATAGACAGGCTGATGTTGCTAAAGAACAAGGCGGTAACACGAAACTCCGTGACCACTACGATGCTCTCACTTGGTCTGAGGCTTGGACTGATTCTTTGGTTAAGAAATTTGAATCAGACAGAGAAGGTGCAAGAAAAGATATTATAGATATGCTTGCACAGGAAACTGATAAGAATGGAAAACTTAATAGAAAGGGTCGGGCTTTAACAGATAAACTTCGTGCTGAAGGTTTCTTGGATAGAGAAGGCAAGTTGCTTCGTGAGCGTAATCTGCTTCAAGCGGATATGACATTGATGGAGTTTGCTTCAGTAAAGGGTGGCGTGATGAGAAGAGAGGCTGATGGCAAGACCCATATGTATATCAACCTTAACAAAATGGGTAGCGAAACATTCCCGCACGAACTATTCCACACCATTATGCGTGAGTCTCCGATGAAGAAACACTTCACGGATTCTCTTATTGGAAAACTTATTGGTTCATTTGATGACAAGGGTAACCTAGTTAGAACTGGGGAAGTAAATATTAATCAAGTTCGCAAGTTCTTCAAAAAGTACATTGACCTCACATCTTACAATGAAGATGGAACGCTGAACCCAGACAAGTCTGTTGAAACAATGAAACTTGTTAATGAGGCTCTTGCTGAGTTTGAATCTGCTGGTAGCAACAAGAAGATTTCAGACAAGGCTAGAGGACTTCTAGAACACTACACAGAAGAGTTCGGTGCTTACTACTTCTCGCATTGGTTGATGGGTCGCAATAGAAACACTTTGTTCTTTGGTGGTGAACTAAAGGGCATTGAAGGTCTTGTTGAAAGAACTAAGGATTCGTTTAAGGACTTCTGGCAGTCTAAGATATCTAAGGCTAACCCAGAGTTTGATTTCTCTGAAGGTCTTAACGCTTCGTTTGATAGGTCTAAGGGGCTGGGTCGTATATCCTCAATTGATTATTATATGCGAGATATGGTCAGAGCCGCCTCTAATGCTAATAGAGATGCGTTCAATCCAGATGCTATGACGGCTGATAACCTTAAAGACTTTGAGCGTAGCAATGGTCTTAGAAACTTAACTGCACAGGACAGCAACAGAAGACTTAATCCAAGAGAACAGGTCACTCAAAACATTCGTCTTGGTAAGGAAGCACACAAGATTCTTACAGGTCTAGATAAGAAACTACGCACCTCACAAGACACAGTTGATGAAAACGGAAAGTCTGTTATCACAGGAAGACTGTCTGAGAACGAACTAGATGCTCTTGTTAAGGGTGGCATCGTTCCTAGGGCTTGGGCAGATAAGGTCAACCAAGGCTACGCAATGCTTGATGGCACAGTCTCTAATGTCTTCTCCGCTGGATATCTTGGCAAGACTGAGCAGACTACAGACGCTTCGTATCCTAGACTTACTGGTAAGGATGTTGCCTTCAAGAACCGCAAGGCTGTGTTGTTTGATGTTGAGACTAAGATTAAGGCTGACGGCACATTCTATACGCTCTTCCACACGCTTGACTTGGCAGTCATTGAGCAAGAGGCTAACCGCCTATTCCAGAACACAGAGTACAGAAAACTCTTTGATGGAGATAGAAGCGTAATGGAAGCCGACTTCTTCCGCTACATTAGCAATGCTTCCAAGGCTTCCACAGATACTAGCAAATTAGATTCTGCGGCTCTTCTTGATAAGGGTGATGGACTTGGGGCACAGCGTAGAGATGTTCTTCAGCAGATGGGTCGTATGGCTCTTCAAGTTGGAGATGCCTACAAGCATCAGCCTATTGCCGTAATCCCAGAAGGCATTCGTCACAGCGTAACTACATTTAATATTGATGGGATGACTACACCTAGGGTTGAACAGGGTGCTAGATACGATATCAATATGAAGAACGCTCACAAGTTTATCCGTGAGAATTGGCAACCAGATGACATGAGACAGGAAACAACTCCTAACGGAAGAGTATTTACTCACGAATCAAAGTTCAAGTTTGTTCAAGATAAGAATGGAAAGGTATCTGCTTATACTTCTGCTGGAAATAAAATAGGTACTTACGGCTCTCTGCGTGAGGCTACTACCGCAGGGAAAACAAAGTATAATGCTGTGTATAAGAATTTTGATTCTGATTTTCAAAAGTTCTATGAAAAGAAAGAGCGTGAAATAAAAAACTTTGAACCTCTTGAACAATCTGAAAGAGAAAAAGCCATTGCTGACGGAGACTTATTTGGACTTGAGTCAGTAAAACAATTTATTAATGGAAGACCTGTACTTAAATTTGCTAGAGATGAGTTTATCTTCAAACAAGCAAGAGATGTTCTTGATAACAAAGAAAAGTTAAAAGAAGTAATAGAAAGAAAAAGAGCAGAATACGCTAAACTAATTGATGAAAAGAATTATCTTTACAATGAAGATAAAAGGCTTGTTTTACTGTCTATAGATTTACTTGACATTGACCCATACGCTGAATTGAAGAAATATTACAAAACGCTAGGGGGAGTTGACGAATTTTCTAACTATACACCAGAACAAGAAACTCAAATTGCAATTTTAAGAGAAAAACTTATTTCCGATAAAGAAGATTTAAGTAATAAAAGAGCAGAAAATCAGCGTCAAAGAAATAAAATAGAAAAACGACGAGATGAAATTTTAAAACAATTTGATAAAGACGGAGTAACTGATTTTGTAAATATGTTTGACGAAAAATATATTGATGGTCATTCTGCTTATTTATCCTTTAAAAGTGATTTTGTTGGAGACAAACTTATAGAAAATATAAGAAGAAGAATAGAATCAAATTTAACTTCTGAAAGATATTCTGGACTTCTTGAAGCATTGTTTGCTAAAGAATACGATGACCAGATTCAAACAGGAAAACCGATAGTTATTCTTGGCACACACGGAACAACTAACGCAAGAATGATGATTCAGAGGGCTTTCAGAGATGAAAGACTTGGAGAGAGATACGCAAATCAAGGTGCTTTCTCCGCAACACTTGGTCACTTCCTTGGTAACTCGGCAGAAACTTCTAGTGCTTATTCAAGACAAGCAAGATTTGGATTCGCCCATCCAGAAGGTACTGATAAATTTAGAGTAATGGATATTACTTGGGTTGTAGATTCTAAAATTGGAAGCCTGCAAAGCAGTTTATCTGAACCATCAGACCCTAAATTTAAATTAAGTCCAGATAAGATAAAGTCAATAACTGCTCAAATTGAAAGATTAAAGAAACAAAAAGCAAAACTTTATGAATCTTACGAGTTTGCTTCAGCGGAAGAAACAAAGGCTGATACAAGTCTTCTTCAAGAAGCAGGTCGTTTGTATAATTATATCTGGGGTAATTTAGACACTATTTCTACTGACAAATTAGTAGCGGAGTCTGCTAGGATTTTAACAATCCTACAATACTTTGAAGAAAAAAGATATTTCTTACCACAGGGTGATGTATACAGATTGCAAAGGGCTGTAGATAAAACAATTAAAAAGAAGTTAAATATACCATTTGAAGAAACGATGGGTTTAAAACCAGAGTCTACAACTCGTTCTGCTTTTGATGATTTGATAACTCATTACGAATACTTTCCAAACAAGACTCCATTGCCGATGTCTTCTGTTTATGAACTATACAATGGTGCTGAAAATAGAAATAGCATTGTTAAATTAAGGAAGCATAGCGTAGATAGAACATTCCTTTCTGGAAGAAAAATAAATTCCACAACAAGCAGGGAATACGCACAGAACGATTTACTTGCTTTATTTAATCAGCATACAGAAATTACAAAAGACCTAGGTTTGTACGAAAAGTTTGAATATGCTAAAGAGTCTGGAATACATGATGCTCAAGACAAGATGCTTAATGCTTACCTTGAAAGCACTACAGTTGAAAGAATAATAGACCAGAATCCGTACAAGAACTTTATTGATAATGTAAAGAAATTACAAAAGGAGCATGACTTCCAAGAATTGCTAATGCCAGAAGCGGAAAAAGCGTATCCAGAAGCAACACAGAAAACATTAATATATACACCTATGAAAGTCAGAGCGTTAATGGCTTTTGACAATCCTATGGTTGTTGTAGACCCAAGAGCATACGAAGAGCATTTTATATCTCCTCATATGATTAGGGCTATTGAGGCTGGTCACGATGGCATTATCTTTAAGCGATTTGCTGATGGCGGTAGCAAAGACAACATCATTGTTTCTTTCAAGGGCAATGAAAAGAAGATAATGGAAATTGATACAACGCTTGATAAACAAACTATTCCAAGAAAAGACGATGATGGTAATTTGATTAATGAAAAATTCCTTCAGCCAGACGATGAGGTTTCTGCTCCTAAAAAACTGCAAGGCATTAAGTTGGATATGAATAAGGCTTACGATGTGTTCAGACAAGAGTACGAAGAGTCTACTGGTCAAAGTTGGACAAAAGAAAAGTTCATGCAGAGGTCACAGAACTGGCAGTTCTTTGGTGATGAGAATGGCTTCGTTGCTGTTAGACCACAGAAGTCTGGGTTTATTAAGTTAGTTGGAATGGCTGGAGATAACAAATCTAAACTAAGAGCCATCCAGCAACTACAGGAACAGAAACTTCCTGTGTGGGGAATGGTAAGCAAAAACATCAAGGACATTGCTGTAAGGCGTGGTATGCGTGAGCCTAATATGATTGAGCGTACTGTTCTTAAACAGGTTCTCAATAGTGCTGTACTTGGCGATGCTGAGTTGCTTGGGTTTACATCTGATAATGGAGTTAGACTTAGATACCCAGATGTAGGCGAAGTAATAAAGTATATGATTGGTAGCCCAGAGTACTACCAGAAGTTACGCTCTGCCTTTGGTGAGCAAGTTAAAAACAAGATTGGATTCCAACCAGACGAGGGTGGAAGAAAATATACCGATGACCAGTTTAATAAAGAATTTATTGGTAAATTTGCTTCTGAAAATCCAGACATAGCAGACAAGTTCTTAATTAGAATTAAGGAAAATGATGGAAACACTCTTGAAGAATATGACTACAAAATAATTATATATGACAAGGAAACTAAGAAACCTGTTGCTCGCTCAAAATGGCAGTTGTTTGAAAACGATGAAAATGGAAAACTTGAAGATGCCGCTGCAGATGTTGAAATCTTAAACGATGCTTATAGGGGAATGAAACTTTCGCACTTGATGCAATCAGAGCGTCTTGAGCGAAGCAGAAGCCTTGGTGCTGAAGCAGTTCGTTCTCAGATTACAAACCAAGAAGGTATTCCTATTAAGAACTACGCTAAGACAATTGGTGCTGATAAAGGTGAAATTGCATCGTCTTTGGCTGATAGATTTGATGAAGATGGCTTAACAAAGTTTATACCTGCAACGATGGAAAACTTTAAACAGGAGATGGATTTGTCTAAAGCCCACGATGATGGAATTTGGAAGCCTACTGTTTACTATCGTGCAAAATTAGACCCCAAGGCTTGGTATCAGCCAGCCGAAGACTGGTCTACTGAACGAGCAATCAAGGCTAGAGAAGGTCAGTCAAGACAGTTATGGTCTTACCCAGATACCGAAAACTTCAAGAAGTGGGCTGGTAAACTTAAATTTATTAGTAACGAAGAAGACGCAACAAAAGGTGTTAATTACGAAAAAGGGTTTGTTACTACTGTTTATAAAGGTGTTGCTGTTCGTTCTTTTGATAGGTTTTCAGAAAGAACTAAAGTTGAACTTGGTGAAAGACCTGTAAGTTCAGACCCTAATTTTTTTATTGCTGATGCAACTGCGGCTGAACGATATGCTGGCGGTGGATATTTTGATGTCGAAAACCTTAACGCAGACGCACAAAAAGCGGCAAGCAGAGGACAGGTAGATATGTATTATATCAAGAGCAATAAGCCTGCAAATCTTCTTAATGCTCACAAACTAGAGTTAAAAAATCCTCGGTTGTATGAAGTAGTAAATCGTTTTTGGGAAAACAATATCAAGGAAAGCGGACACGAATTTTTTGACCCTAGAACAAGAGTTGATAGATTCTTGCTTGAAATAGCAATGGGTGATTGGTTAAGCCCGAAGAATGAGACAACTACAATTAGTCCATTTGGTCAACCTTGGAGAATGAACAACTGGGTTAAATTCCACGAATACTTATTAAAGAACGGCTACGACAGCGTGGTCATTCACGACAACTCTGTAAGCAAGAAAGCACCTACTGTTGTTGTTCCTCAAGAAACGGCAAAGGTTAAAGGCTCTAGCAACTACGGAAAGTTTTCTAAGACTGACACTAGATATAACTTCCAGCCAGACGAAACAGGTCGTAAATACAATAAAGGTCAAATGGACAACCAGTTCATTGGCAGACAAGCGTTTGAAAGAAGAGACTTAACTGATGGCATACGCCTTGCCTATAGAGGTTGGGATGCAGACGATGCAAAAAATGATGGTCGTAAATTAATTATACTTACAAGAACAGCCGATGGTGCTGAGATTGGAAGAATAGATTTTGATTACAAAACTTATACAAAGTATGGAATGAAAAGCCGTGGCTTTGGAGATACGGATTCAGACGGACTTATTGTTGACGGCATTAATGTAAAAGTAAGAGAGCAGTTCCAAGGAAAGGGCTATCAGCACATCCTGTATTCGGAAATGTTTGAAAGAGCCAGAGCAATAGGTGCTGTGGGGTTTAGCCAATCAATTGAAAACAAAAAAGGTCTTCCCCTTAAATCTGTTAATCGTGTTATTGGTGAAGCAGACAATTTTATAGCAAGCCTTAGTGAACCTAAAGTTCAAAAACCTACGCAAGAAAACTTTGATAGGTTAATGGCTAATGCTCCTTCTCCGACTGGAAATTATGTATCAAATGAACCCTCTGTTCAAAACTGGGGAATTTTAAATAAGAAGGCTTGGTATCAGCCAGACGAAAAGATTGGCACACAATCCAGCAATGTCCAATTGCTCCTTGAGGGCATGACTTCTGGCAGAATCCTTCGCACTTCTTCCTACAAGGGTCTTGGTCTAGAAGACGCTAACCTCATTGCCCACACTCCAGACACAGCCAAGATTGGTCAAGTTACGGCAGGAGATAAGGCTCTGGCTGACTTGCAGGGTGGTATCTTTTACGCCATTGCTAACGGCAAGAAAATCTGGGCAAGCAACTTTGCTGGCGAAGGCGAGACTAATATCTTAGTCAAGTTTGCCAACAGAGCGTTAAAGACAAACAAAGATGGCAAGACTTACATTATGTTGGTCAAGGCTGACAACAGCAAGATATTTGCCTCTGTTGATGGTGCTAGAGGCGTGTCTAGTATCTTCAAGCACCTCAATGATACTGGGGTTATGAGCGACACTAAATACTTAAAGGCTCTTCGTGAATCTGCTAAGAAACATCTTAAACTTCAGAACATTGATGGGCTTGGAAAGGAAGAGTTGTTCACTCTCATTGACAGCACAATCCTTAATTCTGAGGATAACAAAATTTCGTTTGAAAGAAGAGCGAAATTCTCCAGAGAGATAGCCACTCAGTTAGTGAAGTCTAAAGCGTTTGACTCAGAGAAAAACAGACAAGCGTTGCAGGATTCTTTCCACTCTGGCTTCAACAGAGGCTTCTCTAAGGTTGAAATGGAAAGAGTGTTCGGAAATTTGATGGCTGAAGACATAATTAAGGATGTTCCTTTAGGTCATGTTTATGGTGCTATTGAAATCGTAAGCCCTCTTTCTGAGACAAAAGAAAGCAACCACAGAGGTTATAACGCCAGCATTGAGCAGACAAGTGGTGACCCTGCTAGACTTATCATCTTCGACAAGACAGCCCATGCCGTTGAAGTACTGAACAAGAAGAGCGGAGAGTCTATCAAGAAGACAGACCCCACTCGCCACCTAAAGGACAGCGAAGGAAATTATGTCTATCAGAAGGATGACGCTGGCGAACTGATTCTCTCAAAGAAAGGCAAGCCTAAGCGTGTCGTAGAATACGAGGGTGAAGGAAGTTACATTTCCTATACTGGCGGTAACATTCCTTACCAAGAAGTTAAAGGCAAGTCTCGGATGCCGTTCCAACCCGCTGAAGGTTGGCGTGACTGGCAGTCAGAGCGTACCTCAGTCGGCTCTGTAATCAAGAACACCGCTGGCTATGTAATCATGGTTCAGAAAGGTAAGTTCAAGGTTTACAATCCTTACAAGGCTATTGTCGGAATCTATGACAACGAAGACCAAGCCAAGCGGAGAGTCCAGAAGGACGAGCCTAGACGATGAGTCCCATCGACCCTAGCCTCATAGACACGGCACAGGAGTTCAAGAGAGGTGGCTGGGTGGTAGCCGTCCTTGGGGCTTTGGGTGCTGTGGCTAGGCTTATAATCACAGAGGAGAGGTTCAAGGCTATCATCTGGATTAGGAAAGGCATCGCTGGGGCTATCGTTGGGACGCTGGTTTACTTTGCAGTCAACCCTACGAACATAGACCAACTGTATAAAGGAATCATCTACGCTTCCTCTGGAGCATTAGCCCCAGACATCTTTGAATGGCTAAAGAGTAAGTTCGTTAAAGAAACTAAATGAATAGTTTCCAAACCATAGCAATCTTATTTGTCTTTGGAAACTTAGTAGGTTGCCAGACTGTTCAACCTGTAACCCCTGTCCCCATTACCAATGAAGAGAAAGACAAGTACATCACGAAGGTCGAAGAAGTCGTATCTGACTCTGCTTCTGCCCTTGTTGCTATCTCTGGCAACCTCCCTCAAGGAGATGTTCGACAACTCACAGAAGCCCAAGTAACCCGCTTGTCTGGGCTGGCAAAGCCTTCCGTATCTAAGGTTGAATACTACACTAACATCCTTAAACAAAAGGATTCTAAAGCCATCCAGAAGGACAAGGAGGAAGCCTCTAAGGTAGACGAGCAGACGAATGACCTCTGGGCTATGGTAGAGGAAAGGGATGCTGAACTAGATGTTGCTAGGTTAGCCTTGGCTCAAGCGGAGCAGGAGCGTAAACTTGCTTTCAAGGAGAAGGTGCTGTGGCTCTTGACTTGTGTGGGGATGGCAGTATCAACAGCGGGACTCCTAGTAATAGCCTTTACACCTTGGAAGACCAGAGGACTAATTTTAATTGCTGGCGGTGCTACAGCAGTTGCTTCGGTCTGGGTACTTGACAGCGAGTGGTTCAAGTACATACTAATTACTATCGCTTCCCTTGGGGTCTGCGATTTAATTTGGCTGACCCTACAATGGCAGTTGGGAAAGAAAAGTAAGGAGTAGAACGAACCCCAGCGTTGGTAGGTCTGCGAATAAATAGTTTTTTCATAGAGCCAGCAATAACACACTTGGCAATGAATCTATCTGCCGTGACTTGTGACTTACCAATGCGTTCAGAAATCTCTTGACGGCTATAGTAGCCCTCTGGGATTTGTTCTGAGTCTCCTTCAGCCATAAGCATCTGGAGTTCCTTGAATTTCTTTGCGTCCATTAGATGTCGGTATGGGAGTAAACCCATTTCTTACCTACCTTGTGGGCTTGCCAAATCTTCCAGTTGTTACCTTCCACATATCCATAGAGCCAGCCTGTAGCCCACTTGCTGGTGGCAAAGCGGTTCTGTGCATATGACATTTCATCTTTTAAGCATAGGCAACCACCTGTGAATCCTACGCAACCACCCCAGCGTTGAGCCGTGACCATCTGCATAGAGTGAACATGACCGATGATTACAGCACCACCCCTGTCGGCATAATGGATAGCGTGTTCCTCTACAGCGTTCTTACCGCACCTGTAGCCGTGGCAGGTACGCACCTTGCCTAGAGTAAAGACTCCCTTGTCAGCGTGATATGGAATAATTTTCTTACAGCCGTTGGCTCGTAGGATAGACTTGATATCATCTAGGGTTTCTTGGATGAGTTCCTGCTTGCGACCTGTGTTGTTCTCGATGCCTTCGTATAATCTGAACTCGTGGTTGCCCATTAAGAACACAGTAGGCTTGTAGTTCTGGATGAACCAATTCCCCCAATGGATGTCATCCTTGAGAGATTGATTCTTTTCTTCAGCGTCTGCTGACTTGCGGTAGGGACGGATGTCGTAGCAGTCCCCTCCGTGAATCCTAACATCTGGTTTGAAATCTTTGCAAAAAGCAAACAGGGCTTCAGCCGCTTTCTTATCTACTTTATCTCCGTGGTTGTCGGATGCATATACAAACTTGATTCGCTTGGGCTTGCTCATTTGGTTTTCTTGTTAGGTTTCATACAACAATATTTGTAGATAGCGTAAACTGATTCCCTGTTTAGGGAATGTTTAACGATGATTTCCCTAGGAGTCAATCCGTTTTGATGTTCAAGTAGAACAATATCTTTTACTGAGCCGTGTTTGCGTCTGCCTTTATCTGGTTTAAAGTTCAGACCCATACGCCTTTTAACACTATATACTGCCGCATAGGACAGCCCACAAGCCTTGGCTGTCTCTGGCATAGTCAGCCCATCACAGTAAGCCTTGACAACAAGCAACAGGCTTTTGCCATAGCCATATGTGCTTGCTCCAGAGTTCATTTGCGTGTGCGGAACTTGCGAGCCTCAAGCCAGCCAGCACGACCACCACCAGAAGTAGAATGATTATATAAAGTATCACCGCAGTCCTCAAGCATCTTAATATAGTTCTTTGCTTCTGCTAGGTCGTTCAGCATCTTGGCAGTATCTGGTGAGTTCAGTTTGTCTACCAAATCCTTGGGTTCAAATCCTAGGATTAGGGCGGCGGCTCGCTCGGAGTTCCTGCGGTGGTCAAAGCAAGCCTTACGAGGGACGAACCCCTCGGCTTGGCTTACGATTTTCTCTGCTTGTTCCATAGGTAGGGTGATGAATTTTCCTACTTTGCGTTTGCGTTGCTGGATGATAGCGTGACGGAGGTAAGTGATTCCCTCTGTCTT